CGAAGCGCATCAGCGGGGCGTAACCCTCCGACAGCAGCTTCTCGACCCGGTTGGCGATGTAGGTCATCCGGGACTTGCCGGAAATCGCATCGCGCACGGCCTTCATCAGGATCTCGCGCTGTTTTCCTTCCGGGTCGTTGTTCTCGTCCAGAAGGGCCAGCTCGCGCTTCAGGCGCTTGGCCTGCTCCTTGAACGCAGTAACGAGGAATGTCTGGTAGTCGGCGAGCGAGACGTCCAGCGAGCGCGCCATGTTGAGCGCGCTGGCCGGCAGCGCGTTGCGGATGCGCAGGGCGTCGAGAATCTCCGCCTTGGCCAGACTCTCGAGGGAGACCCGGATTGCGGCGCGGAACTCCCGGTAGATGCCGATCTGCTTGTCGTTGAGGCCGAACTTCTCGCGCAACTGCTCCGGGGTGAACTCCTGATTGTCGACCAGCGTGCCCGCGTAGATGGCCTTGGAAACCGCCTCCATGTCCGCCGCTGCAGCCTTCGACTTGAAGATGGCCGTCAGGTCGCGCCCCCAGTCCTTGACCGTGTCCATGCGGCCGAGAACCGTCGGGGCTACATCCATGGCGTCACCCGCGCTGCGCGCTACGTCGGCGATGTATTCCTGGCCGATCTTGTACGCGCGGCGGAAATGCGGATCCACCGTTGCCTTGTGGTACTGGGTGCCGAGACCGCCGGGGAACGAATGCCACCACCGGTTGAACGTCCGGTCGGAGCGAAGGCGGTTGGCGAACCAGCGCTTCAGGCCGCCGCGCAGGTTCTGCGGCTCGATCTGCGCGTCGATGCCGTGGCGCTTCAGGCTGAAGCGCGGGCCTTCGGTGAAATCGTTGCTGTATGCCGACTTGATTTGTTCCGGCCTGAAAGCAATGAATGTCTTGATATATCCGTCGGTTACAATTACTCCGTCGTAACCATCATCCTCTTTCGAGGCCACCCAATTCTTATCGTTCGCCAATTCCTCGGCGTCGGCTCCAAGTTCATGAGTTCCAGCATCTATTTCCAGCGGATTAACCATGGAAAGATATACAGGAATAATTGCCGCATCGGAATCGTCTGCGTACCGGCCAGCAAAATCTGCGTTATCAGTGAAAAACGCTGGAACGCGGAACGAGTTGAAATCAGATCCTTTCGTAGTCCCGTGGTACACAACTAGAGGGCTGCCTTTGTAATCGACCACCTTGCTCTTGCCGAACCATCGCTTGAACTCAGGCGAGTTGACGTTGCCTGCTACAGAGAACTTCGGCACATGCTTGTCCAGGATCTTGATGGCGCCGTCGTCGAATACGACGTAGTTGTACGAGCCATCACCGGCGCCGCGGCTGGTGCCGTCCAGGTACTTGATGCCGGCGATGCCGTGCTTGTTCAGCAGCAGGCTGGCGGAGCGCTTCTTCTCATCAACGCCGCCGGAGAATGAGTCTGTGGCGGCCAAGCGCTTGTAGATGCGCGCTCCAGTTGCATCAGCCTCGATTGACTTGCGCAGGTACTCAGCGTCCTCCGGGTCGGTCGTCCGGTACTCTTCCATCAGCGCTTCGAGCGCCTTCTTCACCGCAATCGGCTGCTCACTCAGCGACTTGTCCCACAGCAGGAACTGGTCGTCCTCGGGGATCTCGACGCGGTAGAGTTGGCCGGCCGACGGATCTTTCTCTACCTTCTTTCCTTCCGCGAAGTTGAGAGCCCACTTAAATGCGCGCTTCCTTCCCGGAGGGAAGTCGGGGTCAGCATTCAATTCATTGAAGTTTCTTCTGGCCTCCTTGATACCGTCGGATGCAATGAGTCGCAGGTAACGATCACGGTTTTGCGACTCAAGTTCTCCTGCGCGGCCTTCTTCAACGCCATCAGAAAGCACCGAGGAATCTACTCGCTTCCCATCGACAAGATACTGCGTCCTATCCAGTCCGCTGGTCAGTTGCTGCCGGTAGAAATCAGCAACCTCCCGCTTGCCAGCGAAATACAGCCCCCACCCATAAGCCTGCGCTCCCTCTCCCTTGCCCATGTGCTCAAGCGAGAACTTGTCGAAGTCGTAGGGGCTGCCATGCCATGCGGCCTGGAACACCGGAGAACCGCCGGCCTCGGCGATCGACTCGCCGTATAGGCGGGCCTGCCGCATCAGGTGCTGCAGGTCGGTCACGCCGTACTCGGCGAGATCGGCGAATCCATGCTTGCGCAGGAAGTTGCGGATGGCGCCGACGACAGCCTGCAGGTAGGCCTTCAGCCGCCCGCCAACCGTCGCCCGGCCTTCCTCCAGGTGCGTCAGCAGCTCTTCCGTCAGGATCGACAGCTTCTGCCGGTCGGTCTTCGACGTGTCGCTATTGAGACCGCGGACATAGTCCGACAGGTCGATGCCCTGGGCCTGCGCCATCGCCATGACGCGCATGCTCGGCTTCCCCTTGCCCGGCAGGCGCGAGGCGAGGTCTTCCATCACGGCGCCTACCTGGCGGCCGTAGGCCTTCCGCAAGTGGCCGTGCATGCCTTCGTGCAGCGCGGCACGCAGCACGTCGTCTGACGTGACGTTCTCGGCGACAAGCCAGGAGGAGCCCTTCCAGTGCGCAGCCTTGACGTCGCTCGGCGGGATGCCCTGCAGTTCAGCCTCGCGGCGGATGCCTTCCGGCAGGTCGGAATAGGACGGGACCGCCTTGACCGATGCGCCGGCGCGATTCAGCAGGCGCTGAGCCTCGCGCACGGGGATGCCGGCCGCCGCGGACGGGGCAGCCTTGAACTTCGCCGGCTCCTCGCCATCCTCCTTCTTGTCCGCGCGGAGGATGTCCATTACCTCCTTGTGCTTCGCGCGCAACTCGTCGAGCTTCGACTGGTCCGGCCATGCACCGGAGATCGTCGCCTTCTTCGCGTCCTCAAGCCCGGCTTTCGCGTGCTCGAGAGATCCCTTCAGGTAGCGTAGCTCAGTCGGTACGTGACGCAGCAGGTTGATAGCCGTGCGGATGATCTTCGCCGCCGTGTCTAGCGCTCTGCGCTCAGAATCCTCTCCGGAGGCCTCTGACACTTCTGCAGATACCTGGCTGTCCGGTTCGTGACCGACGTAGACCACAACCACGTTCCCGTCTCGGCCTTTCACCGCCTCTATGGATACCGGAACTCCTCCAAGAGATCCGACATGAGCGGTAGACTCTTCAGCGATGGCGTCTGCCACGGCCTGCATGATGGCCTTTTCAGCCGTCAGGTAACGGTTGTACGTCTGGCCTTCGTGATTCCAAAGGATCGAATCAGCATCACCGACAATGCCAAGGAAGGCATCGGCCAGCTTCCGTCGGTTGGTGAAGCGCTCTCCGTTGACGGTTACGTCCAGCGGGATCAGCTTCTCCTTTCCGTCCTCATCCTTCACCTTTGCGTCGATAAGCCCTCGGATCTTCTCCGAAGCGGCTGTACGGTCGGTGAATGTCTCTCCATTGATCTCTACGCTGATTGACTGCCTTTCCTTGGCGAGGGCATCTTCATATGCCTTTGCCCCTTCGACCAAGCGCTCAACCGTCTTGATCTTCTCCGGCAAGCTGGCAATGTTCCGCTCGGCCTGCTTGATACGGGAGGCGATGTCGGCCTTCTGCGCGTCGAACGAGCGCTTCTTGCGCTCCAGCTTCTTGATCTCGTTGTTGAGCTGGATCTCCTTCAACAGGTGGATGTTGCCGGTTGCCGCGGCCTGCATCTCGCTGGCGGACATCTCCATCTCGTCAAACGAGTTTTCGATCTCGCGGCCAATCTGGCGAGACCGAAGCTGGTTGATGCCGCGCAGCTTCTTCTCCTGGATCTCCCACATATTCCTGTCGAATGTATCCTTGGTTGCGTAAGCAAGGATCTCAACCTCGAAGTCTGGCAGGGTGTCCGACAGCTTGTTCCCTTGGCGGATGATGCGCCCCTCGCGCTGCTCCACGTCGGACGGCTTCCATGGGATGTCCAGGTGATGCAGTGCGACCAGGCGCTCTTGCACGTTCGTCCCCGCGCCCATCTTCTGCGTGGATCCGAGCATGACCCTGATCGTTCCGGAGTTGACCTTCTTGAACAGCGCCGCCTTCTGGTCGTCCGTGTTGTAGTCGTGGATGAAAGCGATCTCGCTTTCCGGGATCCCGCGCTCAATCAACGCGGCCTTCAGGTCGTCGTAGACGGAGAATCCGCGCTCGGCGGCCCTGATGGCGTCGAGCCAATCGTTGCCCTTCTCCTCGAGTTCCGCCTGCGCCTTCTCAGCATCCTCAACCTTGGCCATGGCATCCTCGTCCCCGAGCGAAGCCATGTTTACCGTGTCTTCGTCAGTACCGCCACGAATCCGCTCCTGCAGCGCCTGATACTCGGCGAGGTCCTTCTTGGCATGCTTGATCGGCGTGCCAAGGTCGCTGAACACAAGTTGGGTGCCCTTGTGCTCGTCCCACTTCTTGTATCGGCTGACAATCTCTTCTGCCGCACGATCGATGCGGGCGCCCTTCTCTCGCTCGGTGACGCTTATGTCGACGAGCCGAATATCCATTGCCGCCTTTCTAGCATCTCCGGCTATAGAAAGATGGTTGTCTTCTCCCTTCTTGGGCGGCCCTTTGCGCCCCTCAACCGCCTTTGTCCTTGCGGCAATTTCCTTCATGTATGCGACTTGAGAATCAGTCCTATCCAGCGAGATAGGCTGACGCTTCCCGGTCTTCAACTTGGGAAGCGGAAACTCTCGTCCTCCGTTCTCCTCACGGAAGGCAGCCTTGATGTCCTCCATGGTCACCGTGTCGGCGACCTGGTCATACATCGCCAGAAGCTCATGGGTGTTGTAGAACTTCTCAAACGACTTGACGTTCTTATGGGTTCCTGCTGCCGTTGTCTTGACAGAGTCTTCGATAGCCGCAAAGGTGTTCGCCCATGCGTCGAACGAACCGAAGCCGGACGACTCCATCACGTCAGGCATCATGTACCTCATCATGTGGTACATCTCGGCAAGAGAGTTGCTGACCGGGGTACCGGTCAGGAACACAACGCCCTGACCGCGGCCATTCTTCGCGTAAAGCTGGTTGATCTTGATGAACATATCGTAGGCGCGCTGCGACCCGTTCGAGTCCCCAAGCCCGCGGATGTTCTGCATCTTCGTGGAGAACATCAGGTTCTTGAACATGTGCGCCTCGTCCACGAACAGTTGGTCAACACCAATCTGCTCAAGGTCGAGAAGGTCATCCATTGGCTTATCGCGCAGGCGAGAAATGCGGTTCTCGAGACGCTCCTTCATCGCCTCAAGCTGCTTGATCGTCCGCTTGCTGGCCATGTCCTTTCCGCCGTCGGCCTCTGCCGAGCGGATGGCGTCCATGATCTTCTCGATCTGCTTCTCGTTGAAGGTGATCTCAAAGTCTGCCGACGGCTTGATGAAGCCAAAGGACGAGTGCGCGATGACTACCGCATCCCAGTCCCCCGTGGCAATCTTTCCGAGGAACCGGCGGCGGTTCTGGCGCTCGAAGTCCTTTTTCGTGGCTGTCAGGATCTTGGCGCCAGGGTAAAGGCGGTAGAAGTCGGCGGCCCACTGCTTAACAAGGTGGTTCGGTACGCAGATCATCGGCTTGCGTGCGAGGCCTGTGCGCTTCAGTTCAATCGCCGCGGCAATGGCCGAGAACGTCTTGCCAGCCCCGACGACGTGGTCAGCCAGCGCGGTACGCTCCTGCAGAACGCGGGCCACGAAATTACGCTGGTGCCGGCGGAACTTGATGATGGAATCCGGGACCTTTCCGGGGAACGTCAGCCACGATCCGTCGTAGACGCGGGTGACGTAGTTGTTGTTCGCGTCGTTGTAGGCTCGTACCAGAACCTCAGACCGATCGGCGTCAGAGAACAGCCAGTCCTCGAACTTGTCGCGGATGTCCTTGGACTTGTCGTTGGCTGCCTCGGTTTCGTCCTTGAGGGTGATGGTGCTGCCGTCGTCAAGCTTCTTGGTGACCTTGATCGCTCGGTTGTTCAGCATCGCCATCAGGATGCTGGATGCCCGGTACTCCGGGATACCGTAGGTGCTGACATCAGCGATGTTAGACCCCGCGATGATGACGCCCGCAAAGGAACTGTTCGGCGTGACGTAGGAAAGACTCGCGCTGGTACCTTCGCCGAGCAGGTGCTTGGCGAAGTCTTCGTAGATGCCGGGCGGAATCCACGGGGCGCCGATCCTTGCGGAGATTTGTCCAGCGCCAACATCCTTCGGCAGGACCTTCTCTAGTTCAAGCGCGTTGACCACCATGCCGGCCTGTCGGGCCTGCTTCAGTTTCTTGCGCACGTTGCCGGACAGGTAGGCGTCGCGGAGGACGTACTCGTTCGTTGCCGGGTCCTTGAACAGCAGAGGCTTCTCGCCACTGGCCATTTCCTCGAGCAGGCCATCGGCGTCACGGCCAAGCAACTTGGCGATGTAGGAGTCGTCGATGCGCCCGCGCTCTGCCATCGAGATGTTGAGCGCGTCCTGGGGAGACGCCGCCCGCTCTACCGGCTTGCGGTCTTCGATCACGCGCTGGCTGAAGATCGGCGCCTTCTTCGCCTTCGCCTTTGTCGGCGATACGCCATGCGCCTTGGCAGCAGCCGCACTGAGACCTGGCTCGAAGTTGAACTCAAGCGCCGACAGCAGCGGATAGTCAGGGTCGTCAGCGAAATAGCGCGACGACGAGGACTCGTTCAGCAGTCCATGCTCTTTCACATAGGCGTCGTACTGCTGATTGAGCTGCTTCCGCAGGCTTTCCATCGCGCTGTCGCCGGACATCTCGGCAGCGATCAGCGACCGCAGGGTCTTGCGGATGCCAGCCATCCCCTTGATACGCGCGAAGCCCTTGTCGCCGAGCTTGGTCTTCTCGGTCCACTGGGTATCAGGCGTCAACTCAACGGCGCGGCGCTCGCCGGCGGAGTCCGGCAGCCGGCGCCACAGCTTCCCGTTGTGCTCGTAGTGGCCGCCTTCGGAGACGGTCGTGTCGTGCAGCGCTTCCACGGCGCCTTCTACGACCGCCTTGGTGTTCATCTCCGCCGCGGACTGGTAGATGCCGGCCGGCAGGTTCTTCAGCGCCTCCTGCAGCAGCTTCCCGGTGTCCTGGCCGGGGCGAGACACGAGCGCCGGCTGGTCCGGGCCGTACATGGTGCCAGCCTTCGTCCACTCGCCGAGCAGCATGCGCGGGTTTTCGGCGTAGTAGCGGTTGGTCTTGATCGCCTCGCCGCCGCGCGGATCCTGGACATTGACGGTGTCCACCCAGCGCTTCATGTCCTTGCGCGCCGCCAGACTGCCCCACTCGGACTCCGGCAGCTTCTGGAAGAACACGATGTCGGTCGTTACTTCGGTGCCGGCGTTCTTGGAAAAGGCGTTGTTCGGCAGGCGCACTGCGCCAAGGAAGCGCGCACGCTCGCCAATGTAGACGCGGGCTCGGTCGTCTGCCGAATCAAGGAAGCCGTTTGACACAACAACGGCCTGGATACCTCCATCGCGGAGCATGTCGATGCCTTTGGCGATGAAGTAGTTGTGGATCCGCAGGCCGCTCAGGTGCTTGCGGCCGGACTTGTCCGTCAGGCTGGTCCGCGAGAAAGGCGGGTTGCCGACCTGCGCGTCGAAGGCGCCGTCGTCGCCCTTGCCGAACTCGGTGAAGTCGGCCATCTGGACGTTCTGCTTCGGGTACAGGTGGCGCGCGATGCCGGCCGCGATGCGCTCGCGCTCGACGAGGGTGAACCGGCCGGCCGTGCGCATGCCTTCCGGCATCAGGCCGATGAAATTGCCGACACCGCCGCCGGCCTCAAGGACCTTGCCGCCAGTGAACCCGAGGCGCTCGAGCGCGATGTAGATGCCCTGGACGATCTCGCGCGACGTGTAGTGGGCGTACTGCGTCGACTCGCGCGCCGCGGCGTACTCTTCCTCGTCCAGCAGGCTCTTGAGTTCGGCGTACTCGCGCGACCACTTCTGGTTCTCCGGGTCGAAGGCGCCCGGCAGGCCGCCCCAGCCGACGTACAGCGCCAGCGTGCGCTGCTCTTCCGGGGTGGCATTGCGACCGGCGGCATCAAGCTGCTTCAGCAGGCGGATGGCCGCGACGTTGCGCTGGTACTTTGTCTTGTCCCCGCCCTCGCCGAGGGTGAGGTCTTCCTCGATGCGGAAGTCGACCGGGTTGAATTGCGGGGGCTCTACTCGTTGCCCAGGTCCGCCATCATCCGGTTGATCTCGCGCGCCGTCGAATAGGCCTCCTTGGAGGCCGTCTCGTCCTGGCTCGGCTCCTCCGGCGGAAACAGGTGCTGCTCCCGCACCATCTCCCACGCCTGCTCCCGGTCGAACCCTTCGTCCACCAGAGCCTGCATTGCCTCGGCCGTCGCCTCGGCTGCCTCGCTGAGCGCCGCCTCCAGCTTTCCGCTTTCCTTCAGCGTCTTGTACCGGTTCGGCTGGTGATCCCGCCAGTGCTGACGGGCCTGCAGAATCCAGTTCTTGTATTGCATTGCCATTCTCGGGCTCCTGCGCCTGCGCTTGCGGCGCCTTGGCTTGTTCAGTATCCGCCCGGCCGACGATCTCGGCAACGGCAGGCGGTGCCTCGTCGGGGTCTATCCCGGTTTCGCGGAACTTCCTGACTCGCGCCTCCCACCGGTAGCCAAGGTCTTCGGCTTCCTTGCTTCCAACCTCATGCGCCTTGAACTTGTGGAGGCTTACCATCCACTTCGGCTGGCCGTTTTCGTCGGTAACGCCAGCGCGAGAATACGTCGGGCTGAAGTAATTGAATGATGCTTCTGCCTCCCGCTCGAGCTCACGAGTTACTCTCTCGGCTCCCTCCTTTGTGCCGTCATACTTGGCATACAGGTAGGTGATGAGCGCCCGGTTGGGGCGGTCGACAACCTCAAGGATCACCGTGTTGGTGATGTCCGTTGCCTCCGACATCGATTGCGCGTCTTTGATCTCAATCGGCGCGACCTCTTTGCCCTTGGCTGGCTCAGACATCGTCTTCAGGTCGAACTCCTCGACCACTGCCGCGCTGTCCATCCCGTCGAAGGTGGCTGCGCGCGGGTCGTACTTGACTCCCATGTACCAAGACTTCAGGAACGGGGAGACTATGTCGCCAAGGTCCTCGATCATCGCCTTGGCATAGGCCGCGAACGTGCGAGCACCGTTCTCGATGTGGTATCCGGCAAGCGTGATTCCGGCCTGCAGAATCTCGGGGTCCAGCGGTGCGTTCGCCCCGACGGTTCCCGGACCCAGCTTCTTGCGCAGGAGTTCGCGCGCCTTGGCCGCGGCTTCCTCGGTGAATACCGTGTTCTTGGAAGGCTCGGCCTTGGCCTTGTCCTCTGGCTTCTCCGTCGCCAGTTCTTCGGCTGTCTTGTATTCGTCGCGGCGGTTGTTGATGACGATTCCGCCGCCAGGAACGAACCCAACCGGCTCCGACCGGCGCATGCCATCCTCGACAACCGAGCGCACGCCGCGCTCGTCCTCGTAGACATCAAGGCCGTTCTGGTTCTTTCCGACGACTCGCTGACCGCCCTTCTCACCCGTAGTGCCGGCCCTGGAAAGAGACGACAGGTTTACCTGCGCAAGTTCCTTCCCGGTTTCAACGCTGCGAACTGACGCCACATTGATCGCGCCACCTGCGAGATTCCTCGTCCAAAGAGACGTGATCTCGGAAAGCCCAATGGTCCTTCCTTCGACATTCACGCGGTCGCCGATCTTGAAGCCGCCGAGCTCGTCCTTGTCGGGGCTGTTCTTCGGGTCTCCGTTGTGCGGGGCGCGCTGCTCGTAGCCGCGCATCTCGGCGTCGTCTTGCAGGTCGTCGTGCTGGCCCGCGTCCGGGAACATCTCGTCCAACGCCTTGCGCGTGCCGGGGAACAGGTCGGCAACCGGGCCGACGAACACCGCAGGGTCTTTCGCGTAGTAAGCCTTCAGCGCGAGGTCTTCGGCGCCAAACACATTGAGACGCATCCGCCGAAGTTTATCCTCGGCGACCCTCTCCTTTTCGATTGCAGCAACTGCAGCGTCCTTTGACTTCTGCTTCTCGCGCTCCCGACGAGCGCGCTTCATGCTGTCCTTGGCCTTCTCGATCTCGCTAGCGATGGCCTTGCTGATGGCCTCAGTAACTGAGACGACACCGGGCTTTACTGCATCTTCGCCTGCGCCCTGCTGCGCGGGGCCTTGAACTTCTTGGCCACCGGACGTTACCCGCCGCTGGAGGGTTTCCTCTTTGGAAACTCCACGCTCACCGAGGTCGGCTTGAACCCCTCCGGGAAGGATCTCAGCCATTCCGCCAGGGTTTGTTCCCTTGGGGCTTCGATTACCGGCTGCTTTTCGCTGCTCTTTTGACTCATTTGACCGGTTGTCTGCCCGCTCGTAGTCGCTGTCGATGCCATACGTCACCCCGATACCGGTCTTCTGCAAGGTAACCATCGTGCCATCAGCGCGCGGCACATCAGGCACCTTGAAGATAACCCCTTCCAAGTGCTCCTGCATCGCCTGCAGGGCTGATTCAAGAGACCGTTTGTCTTTTCCTCGGGCGGCGAACTCGTCGCCGCTTCGGTGATAGATACGGACGTCTTCCGATACGAAAGACGCTATTTCGCTACCGATCTGCTTGAGGATCTCGTCGACAGGGTTATGCCCCCACACGTCGTTCAGGAAGCCGAACCCATCAATGTCCATGGCGGCGACGAACGGCCAGCCCAAGTCGGCGTCTTCCTCAAAGGCAGTCTTGTTCGGAAGCCCAGACAGCGGATTCGTCAGCAAGGCATGCTTTGCCTCAGCCTCAGTAAGGTCAGCCACGCGACGACCACCGTGCCGGCGATTCTCGGTGACTGGCTTGTCCTCGTGCCGGCGGTCCTCGTTCCGGCGGTTGATCGGCTCCGACATGGCCGCCTCGTCCTCGGCGATGACCTGCTCGAGCACGTCAGGGCGGATGAAGTCTCCCTCTTCGCCGTTGACCGTGGTGGACAGCATCAGTTGGCCGTCCCGGCTCTCGACACCGGTGACCTCGACCTTTCCGTCTGGTCCGTCCCAGGTGCGTCCGACGTGCGCCTGGAGCGCCTTCCGCTCGGACACAAGGTCGCGCCTGCTGGCAAGGAAGTCCTTGGCCTCGGGCATGGTGTCGAACGCGGCCTCCGACGTACCGCCGTTCGCATCGGCGTGGATGGCGTTGAACTTGTCGCCAGGACGGGCAGGCAACTCAACCGTGTACCGGTGCCCATCCTCCTCGGAATAGACGGTCTCGCGGCCTGACGTCTTCGATACCTTGCCGGGCTTGTAGGTCAGCGGCTGGCGCTCGGCCTCTGCTTCAGCTTGCTGGCGCTCAGCGTCAGCTTGCTGGAGGGGTTTACTTTCAGCCTTCGGAGTGGACGCCGCATCCGGTTTGTGCCCAAGGTCTTCCGCGTCTCGCAGGATTACCCCGTCTACGTCCGCGCTGCTTACCTGTACCGGCCAGTAGTTACCCTTGCCGTAATCTTTACCAACCCACATTTCATCGCCGTCTGGCGATCCCTTCGTTACCAGGAAGGACGACACCTTTTCGCCGTCCTCGTACTCGATCTCCCTGAATAGACGTCCATCGTCAGCGTGACGATACGAGACCTTTTTGGGGTCTCGCCCGCCAATATGAAATGTGGTTACAGCCCCATTGGCGGTATCGGTCTTCAGCCCTTCTGCGGGCCGTTCTTCCGCTGCGACCGTGTCGGCAGACTCCACCGCCGCCTGCTCGGCCAGCGACATCTGCGCGGCAGCAATGATCTGCTGACCTCGCGTCTCCGGCACGCCGAACATCTGGCGCAGGTCGAAACCGGTGAGCGCCCGGCCTCCCTCCAACTGCTTGCGGACATGGTCGAACACCGTGCGGGTCTGCTTGTCGATGACCCCGGTGACGCCGGCGCGATCGAGGAAGAAGTCGGCCTCCTCGCGCTGCTGGGCGGCCGGCCTCTGGCCTTCGGCCTGCGGAGCGGCCGGAACGACCGGGGCCTGCGGCGCGGGATCGGCCCGCTGGGATGCAGCATCCGCGTTCGCGCGAGCGCTCACGCCGGCAAGGCCCGGCATCGACTGCAGGTGCTTCTCGCGGGCCGCCGCCATGATGGCAGACGCCGTTCCCCAGTCGACCCCAAAGGTGTCGCGCACCATGTCGACGTCGGGCTCGAAGTCGTCGCCGAACTGGGAGGCGACCGCATCGACGATCTCGTTGATGTCGGGATTCTGTTCGGGAGGCGTCCCAATAGGCGCTGTTGGGATTGAGTCCTGCGCTATTGGGACACCGGAATCAGTAGTTGTGGTAGGCGCCGGAGTAGCGGACGTCGGCTCTGCGGTGGGCGCCGCGGCAGGCGTTGCCGGAGCTGCCGACGGCGCCGCGGGCTGAGCCGCCTGCGCAGCGGACGCGCGGCGCTCGATTTCCGCGTCGATGGAATCCTTCTCTTTCGCCGTCCAACTGGCGTACTGCGGGTCAGTGCTTGCCGAAACAACGTCCCGGTATGCGGCCAGTTCCTCATCGCTGAGAGACGAGAAGTCGGAAGACACGCGACCTTGCATCCGCTCGCGGACATAGCCCTCAACGCTGTCCAGACCGTTTCCTGCAATGCCTGCCGCATTGGCAACAGACTGCATGCCGCCGCCAGTAAGGCCGCCGAGAACAGCACCCAGAGCGGCCTGCTCTGCGGCACCGTCAAATGCACCACGCTTCGCGTCGTATGTCTGCTGCGCGGCGACGTTACCGCCTATTGCCTCGGCGCCAGACTGCGTGAACTCCTGACCGCTCTCGCGGGCCATTGCCGTCGGAACTTCACGTCCGGCGGCTTTGACTGTCTCCAGAATCCCCTTCTTCGCGGACTGTTGTGCAGCGTCCTTGGTCGCTTGACCGGCAAGGATTGCTGCAATGTGCCCGGCAGGCTGGAACAGCAACCCGCCTACCAACGTCCCGGCGCCACTTCCCAGCGCGTCACTGAGACCTGCCTCGGCAGCAAGAATCTTCCTGGCCTTGTCTGACGGGGTCCCCTCGGAAACAAGTTCAGTGAACCTTGGAGACTGCCCGGCAAGCTGCTCGTCGGTCAGCTTTGCCATTTCGGCTTCATGGCCGGCAGTAGCATGCGCCGCAGACTGGGCCGCCTCTACGGTAACTCCGGTTGCCATCGCGGCTTTCTTGGCCGCCGAATCCGCCTTCTTCTTGGCGAACTCAGCAGGGAGATCCTTCAGGGTCTCCATCACCTTCTTGTATTTCCCGGCGTACTTCACTTTTCCTGCTGCGCCGCCGATGAAGGTATCGGCAAGGCTCTGTGCCGCAAGATCGACGGCTCCAGCCTTGTTATCCATCAGCGCAGACAGGACATTGCTCACCCCGCCTTCTTTGATGGCACCCTCGATATTCGACAACTGTCGCTGCTGTTCAGCGGACTTGCCCTTATCAAGACGCTTGCGAGAACTCTCCATCGCGTCCTGCATCGGATTGTAGTAGTCACTGATCCGCGCGTACTCGTCTTCCTTCTCCTTCTTCGAGATGACGCCGAGCTTCTCTCCAGCCCATGCCAGAGATGTTTCTGCAAGTTTCGGCGTGTCAACGAACAGTCCTTGAGTTCCAAGGCTTGCGGCCTGAGTAATTGTCCGACCAAAATCGGTGAAGGTTTCTCCGGCAGTACGAGGTTTCTGAGGCGCAGACGCACCGGACTCACCCCAGTCGTTGAGCTCCTTCTGTGCTTCCTTCTTCGCCGCGGCCTCTTCAGGAGTACCGGCGACATACTGCGGGTCGACATCGCCAGGCAACGGCTGCGCCTTCGTGGCAGCAGAACCGTCGTTTAGCGAGTAGAACCGCTGGCGGAGTTTGCCGCGATCTCCATCGTCAAGTGCCTGGAACTTCGGCGACTGGCTGACAACCTTCTCCCAATAGAGGTCCTTCAGCGCCGCCTTGTTCTCTGGAGAGAGCTGCTTGTATTTGTCGCTCGCAACAATATCAGTCCACTTGGCAGCAGCCATGTCTCACTCCAGAATCCCGAACTCGGTAGCAACGTCTTTAAGCTGATTCGCAGGCTTCTTCACGTCGGGCGCCTCGGGGAACAATGCTTCGGCGCGCGCTTTCGCTTCCTCTGCCTTCACACCGTACTCGTTTCTCATAATGAAACCCGTCATGTCAGAAACCATCTTCGCGCGGCTCGGCGTCTGCCCGGTCCGGTACATCTTGTATATTTCGTCCTCTGACTTTCCAGGAAACCATGACTTGAGGTATTCCAGGTCGCGCTGCATGACGGTGGCGCCGTTCGCGCTGCCACCCTTACTACCGAGCCCCTTCTTCGCCAGAGTCTCCTCGCGCCGAATCGTCTCATCGGTCTGCAGGCGCAGCTTCGATCCGTAGTCACGAACATCTTTCTTCCGACGGTCCTCGTCTTCCTGCAACTTGAGTTGTCGGTCTGCAGACTCCCTTGTCATCTTGTTGTATTCGTCGGGAGACATCAGGCGGTTCCTGGCTGAGACGATAGCGTCTTGTGCAGTGATCGACTTCCAGTCTCCTACCTGCTTTCCAGATGCCTTGTCGACAATGCGAACGGAAGCCTTCCCGTCCTTGTCGATCGTGATCTTTCCGTCAGGACCCTTGGCAAACTCGGTTACAAGACCGTCATCGAAGGCAGGGTCCTCATTGTTCGCGCGCTCGATCTCGGCAAGCGCACCCTGAAAGTCAGGCCTGATGCCTTTCTTCTGGTCTTCCTGGATGAGCGGCCACAGTCGGCGATCAAAGCTGGCGCGGTACTGCTCTTGCGAGCGCTCTTTCTCCTCGCGGGCAATCTTGTCCTGCGCTGCCTTCAGGCTCAGCCCCTTCTCCTGCATCGTCAGGCCGTGTTCTTGCTGACGCATGGCCTGATTGGCTTCTTCTCGAGCGTCCTGTCGCTCATAGCGAGCGTCCTGCATTGCCTGACGCTCTTCGTCCCTAGCCTCCTTCTCGCGCTGCCGCTTGAGGTCGAGGCCTTTCACATACCCCTCGTTGAGACCGCCGACGAAGGAAATAGCGTTGCCGGAGTTGCCAGCCATGAGAGACCCCTCTAAACGAAAACACCCGCGGGTAGCGGGTGTTGTATCGCATCGGGAGTGGTCAGCCGATCAGGCGGCGGGCTTGTACCAGAGCGGCATTTCGGGAGTGCCCGGATTCAGGTTCTGCTGCGGCGACGCAACACCGCCACCTCCGGGAGGAATCGCATCACCGGACGGCGTCTTTGCCGGCGCCCCGGTGCGCTGTCCAAGGCCAAGGCCAATCATGGTGCCGGCCCCGCCGAAGGCAGCATTCGCCTGCGCCATTTTGTCCGATGCCGACTGCGAATAAGTGTTGGCGATGTCGCCCATTGCGCCCGACACGCTATTGGCGGCTCCGGTCATCTGGCTGACGCCGAGGCCAGTCACGTCGCGCCGGCGTGCCCAGGTCTGGTCCTCCGCCCGCTTGCGCTCGGCCTCTCGGTTCTGGTTGACCAGCGTCGCCGTGGCGGTCGCCTTCTTCAGGCCAAGATCGCCGGTGGCTGCGATGAACTGCGCCGAGCCCGGATTGATGCCGTACCGGCCCATCTGGCGCGCGAGACCCTGCTGCGCGCCTTGGAACTGCCCGGCCACATCGCCAACCGCCCGCGTCGTGACGCCGGGGATGTCGGCCTTCACACCCGCCTTGGCATCCGTGACAAGCTGCTTCTCGAGGTCGCCGTACAGGGTCTTGTAGTCGTTGTATCGCTGCTTCGCAAAGTCGAGTGACTCGCGCTGCATGGCCAGCGCCGCGCGCCGATCCTTCTTGGCTGACTTGCTGCCGGCAAACCCAGCCGCAAGGCTCAGGCCGCCGAGGACGAGAAATGCCGGCATAACCGCTCCTCCCAGTAGGACGACAGCGGAACCTGCTCCGCCATCGGGTCAAGCAATTCGATCTTCATGGCCTTGAACAGCTCGAAGCGCTCGGGGCGCATGTCGTAGCCGGTCAGGATCCACACCAACTCACCCATCCGCTCGTCCAGCTCGTCGAAGAAGACGTGCAGGCCTTTCACCTTCCACAAGGCCTCATCGGCCACGCTCAGGTCAACTTTCGCGCCTGTCGTTCGCTCCACGAACCGCTCGGCAAACGCCGGATCCCGGTGAATCACTACTACCCGCTTGGCCGGGATCTCGTCGGCAAGCCATACCAGCGTGTCGGCGATCCCGGTTACACGTCCCGCCACCCTGGCCGACGAAAGGTCGGCCGGCGTGCGGCAGCGCTTGGCGAACTCGTGGTGGCAGTGGACGTTGCCGTCCGACAGGAACGCGGCGAACCACGCCGTCCTGCACCTGCCAAGCCCTGTCACCGCGAAATCCAGCATGCGCTCTGCCTCCACGCATACCCTATCCATCTTCCGCTGGTCAGGAGAACGCGCCCTGAACAACCTGAAACCTGCCTTCATCGACCCCGGTCGGGTTCACCGTCTGCCACAGGTATTCATAGCGACCGGCATCCTCCAGGACGAAGTCGGCCGAGAAGTGGCCTAGGGAGTCGCGCTGCACTTCCGGGTCGGTCCCGTAGGTGTAACTGGTCTCGGTGCCGTCCGGTGACCGCAGATGCAGGACACAGATCGACGGGTCGGTTGCCGCGCCGGCCTCGTTGACGACGGCCGCCGAGATCCTGACGGTTCGGCCTCGCAGGTATTCCTTGATCGGCATGTCGAATCCCCTCAATCCAGAACCGACTGCGCGGCCATCCACGTCTCGAGGCGACCGCGGTCAAGTGCCGAGATGGCGCCATCGGAGACTACCCAGAACAGCAGGCGCGGGCACGTCGTCGCATCGCCGTACCGGTCGACGAGCGACGATTGCCGCAGGTACAGGACCGTTGCCGATCCTGTGTTGGCGCCACCGGCCTGATCGTCGGTGAGCCCGCCGGCGTAGACATCCGTCGTGTTCGCGCCGCTGGTGACGGCAATGGCCATCGTCTCTACAGGGTAGGTAATCGGGGGAGTGTTGGCCTCCACGCTCGCCGACGAGCCCGATCCATTGCGTGCCGAGCGACCGTATCGCTCGCTGGCAAGGACAGACATCACCGTCGTCCCGGTCCTGTAGTAGGTCAGGTCGGCAAACTTGCTGGCAGACGCCGATGAAACATGGAGCACGCCGATCGCCAGGGTAGCCGCTGCGTTGTAGGCGAGCGCCCGGCTCACCGAGAAGCCGGTGCTTGAGCCATCAAGAGGCGCGCGGATCCCCTGCGTTGTCATGACGTGGTGGCCCCAGTCCGCCCACCCGTAGCTGTCTGTGAAGGTGAGCGCTCCGAGATGCCCGCGCCAGCGGCGCACGACGACCCCGTCGGTGACATCGCCATAGGCGCCGCCGGTGGTGCTCGAGAGGTTCGCGCTGTCGTTCCAGTAGCCGTAGTCGACGATCCCGCTCAGGTAGGCTGGGGTCCATCCCGGCGCCGCGGTGACGTCAACCGGGTAGTCGTTCTCGGCAACGAGGACCGAGCCCGACAGCGCCACGACGTTGCCGGGCGTGTAGTCCAGCGTTGCCGTGTCCGTGTTGAAGATGGCCGAGGCCAGCGTCAGCGTGAGCTGACTTGCGCCCGGCCCGTAGGCGGCGCTGCTGATGGTGTGCGCGGATCCGTTCACCGACAGGGAAGAACCGGTCGGGGCGCCAACCCCGGTGTTCAGGTTCTCGCTGCAGGTGATGACGACGGTCAGGCCGGTTGCGCCGACCGCGGCCGCGGTGATGTAGAGGGGGTCAACCGTCGACCCGTTCGTGACGCTGCGCGCAGTGAACGACTGCAGCTCGTCGCCGTGCTCGGTGTCGACGATGTCGCCGGCCGCCTTCGAGTAGTCCAGGGTGATGACCTTGTCCGCCCCGCTGCCGATCTCGTAGACGAGCGACGCGAGCGTGTGGTCGAGGATGGTCGCGCTGGTGAAGGTCCCGAAAGCGATGCTCACCGGGCTGCCGTCGGCGTAATACTGGAACCCAAGCAGCTTGTCGCTGCCCGTGTTGATGTTCTCGTCGAACGTGATCCTGGCGGTCAGGCCGTTGGCCAGAATGGCCACGCTGGAAACCTGCGGGTAGTCGCGCGCCGAATTGTTGGTGACCGGGGCGCCGGAGAACGACACCATGTCTGCGCCGCCGACGGATGCCTCAACGTCACCCGTGGCGTCGTTGTAGCTGATGGCGATGGAGTCGCCATCGAACACGGTTTCGCTGAACGTGTGCCGTATATGCGTGGAGTCGACGTAGACCCCGCCGGTGATGGTCAGCGCGAACGGCGCTCCGGCCGACGGCGTCACAAGATACGAGAAGCCGAGCGTCGCGCTAACCCCGGTGTTCATCGCCTCGGAGAACGTGAGCAGCGCGGTGCCGCCGGCAGACTCGATCTCGCCGGAACTGTAGGTCGGCGGCGTCCGGCTTGACCCGTTGGTGATGGAGAACTCCGCGACGTCGGACATCTCGAGACCGCCGACGTTGGCGATCACTGTGCCGGGGCCGGACGCATACTCGAGCGTGACGCCGACCAGGTATGGCGCGCCCGCGGTGAACACAACGTCGTGGTACAGGGTGAGCGTCGTGCCGGAAATGGAGTACCCCGTGATCGCCACGGACACTGTATCGGCGCGCAGCGTCCAGCCGGCCGCGCTCGAGGCAGACGATGCCTGCGAGAGCTGGATGACGGTGGACATGCCGTTGGACTGCACCGCCGGCGTGCCGATGATCTTCGGGCGGAAATACACGTTGCCGGCCGAGAACGTCGCTGCAGCACCGCTGACTGGCGCGGTGACGGGAAGCCCGCCAAGATCAAACCCGTGCGACCGGACGTGGAACTCGCCTTCGTCCGCCCCGTTTGGGTCGCTGGTCTCGAAGCGGTAATGCCAGCGCCCGGCCTCGGTGACGTACAGGTCGTAGCGGTAGCTGCCGGTTGTGACGTGCGTGATGTCCTCGGCGCCAATCTCGGTCTCCACGCGGCCAGGGGAAAGCAGGCGAAGTGTGATGTCGGTCACGTCGACCGGGTTGCCGGCCTCGTTCACCGCAAGGTTCGTCAGCGTGACGACGCTGCCGGCAAGGTACTCCTTCACTGCCATGGCGGGTAAACCTCGTCGTCGTGGTAATGGTCACTTGCAGTGACGATCGTGAATGACGTGTTCGCCGAAGACGCCGCGGCGATCTCGTCGTCGCCTGCGTAGACAACCGCATAGACGCGGTCTGCGGCGATGTCCTTGCAGTCCTGTCCGAACGGCGCAAGTTGCGCTGCGTAGAATCGCGCGCCGGCGCCGGTGACGGTTGCCGTCAGGTCGGGAAGCAGGGACGCGGCGATGCTGAACGCTGCAGGCGCACCAGAGACGACGGCCACGGCGCTGCCGGCGGTTTCGAGGTATCCGGCGTCGAACGTCGCGTGAGCCCCGGTGACGGTCGCCGAGGCATGGACGATTGCTGAGATAGTCGCCGCAGTGAAAGTTGCATCAGCACCACTTACCGTAGCATTCGTGTCAAACAGAAAGCTGGTGATGTCATCAGATGAGAACGCTGCCGATGCGCCATCAATACTCAAGCCAGCTTCTAGCGTGGCCGGGCAAGAGAAGATGGCGTAGGCGCCGGAAATTACTATGCCGGCATCAAGAATGGTCGGCTGCGAGAACGTCGCAGAAGCGCCTGTAACAGATGGGCCTCCATCAAGTATCGAGGGCAGGGCAAATGCTGCCTCCACCCCCGTTACAGGCGCCTCTACGTCGGCCATGTTTCGCTATCACGCCAGACGGATCAGGCCGGTCGCTGCCGCGGCGGCCGGGAACGGAATGGTGAAGTTTCCGCCGCTGCTCGTGATGTCACCTCCGAAGTCGAACACGGCGACCGCCTTGTTGGACTTGCTCGAGTTGTAGATCAGCGCCCCGCGCGCGGTGAACGACGCGCCGGTCCAGGTCGGGTCACCAAAGTCCAGGATGGCCGTGTTTCCGTCGAGGGTCGCAGCAAAGCCAGTCAGGGTCTTGCCGCCGGCAGAGTAGCCGGTGCCGGACGCCTCATTCGTGGCCGAATACGCCGTTGTTGATTCGTCCAGCGTCGCCGAACTGGTATACAACGCGATCTTGTAGGTGTCGCCGGAGGCATGCGTGCCCTCCAGGCACTCGCGCTTGTATGAGTTGCAGACTTTCGTGGAGATGGCCATGGAGCATTACCTCTTGTCGTTAGCAAGCGGCGCTCCTGCACCAGTCTGGAATATGTACGATCAGCCGTGGTCAGGTTAAGACGGTCGGGTTCCTTACGGACGCCCTGTATCTGTTGATGGAAACGAGTTGGAAACTCCCGGTGATCGTGCCATACATGGTGTCGTCGTCATCCGTGCCAACCCACCAGTCGTTGAATGCCGTCACCACCGCGCTCAGGCGCGTACCGTTGACGTAGTTGAGCTTGCCGTAGTCGCTCGAGCAGGAAACGAGAATCCCGTCTCCAAGCGGAAGCACCGTTACATCGACAAGGATAAGCGTTCCGTCCCTAGCCTTAGCGTACTGAACGCCACTTACACCTGAGCCACCGAACTCAAGGAGCGTGTCGCCATCCTGGTTCTTGATGAAGAAGTTGTAAGCGGAATGCCACGGCCTTCCGGCAGGCTGGCTGGTCTGGATCTTGATGCGGAATCCGATTTGCTCGTCGTATGGCCGCCTGGAAGACTGAGAAGGCTCGTTGTACGGCAGGATCATCCAGTCCGATTCGTCTGCCGGGATCGTGACCATTACCCTTGGGTATCCAACAGTGTCTGAGTAGCGAGCCCCTCCATAGCCAATGACGCCATAGCCGTCATTCTCGGTAGCTTCTCCGTAGATGACTGGCTCATCGAGCATGAGGAAGCTGGAAGCCTCATCCTCGCTTAGATCAAGGTCGGCATCGGATACATGACGCGAAGGAAGAACCTCCTCAAGAACAATCGACCTGTTGGCGATGAGAAGCCTTGACGTCAGGGTATCAACGAACAAGTCATCGAATGATCCGTCGGCGGACGACACGACATCGACGTTCTCAAGGCGAAACTTCGTCCCGTCGAATACGAACCGGCGCCAATAGTCCGGCAACGTGCGGTCGCCCTGGCTTCCGGCGGTCGACAGCATCAGCTTCGGCACGCCGCCGTGCATGCCCAGCCACCAGCCGGCGACGCCATCGGGGTTGCCGTAGTTCTCGAACCCGGTCCAGATTTTCCCGTCGCACTGGATCCCGGTGGTGGACTGCAGCGTGCCGGAGGCGATCTTGTCGGCGATCAGCGACCGGATCTTCGCGCTGGCGATCGATGCCTCTTCGATGAAGGCCGCCCACATATAGACCGCGGGGTCGCCCTCGAAGGTCCCGATGACGAACGGGATGCGCTCCGAGGCCGATGCGCAGCGCCACGTCACGCTGCCGTCAACGACGGTTTGCCCTGCCGTGGTCGGCCAGGTCGGCTCGTTGCGCCCGCTCGTGCCGCCGACGGTGGCGTAATACTGGAAGCCGTTGTCGGTCGACGGGCGGACGTACTGATAGGGGTCATAGGCCGTGCTGGCCGCCCAGGTGCCGCCGGTGAGGATGGTGCGCACGAATGACGGGTTGTAGCCGGTCTTGCCGGTCGCCATGTCGCTCCACGGGCCGGCACGCCGGTCCTTGCGCACAGCGCGGACCCAGTAGTACCGCGTGGCGCCGGCGCCGATCGGGTCCGGGTAGGCGTTGGCGGATGTCCAGTCGATCTTCACCGCGGTCCCGACATCAGCCGTCTCCGACCGCCAGATTTCGGTGTGCGAGAAGTTCTCGAACGACGGCGCGTCCCACGACAGGAAGATGTTGTCCATCGCGCCGGAAGCGGTGAGCCCGGTGATCTTGACCGGCTCCACGCCCCGCGCCGGCACGCCGCTGCCCAGCGAGATTCCGCCGCCCGGCGCGTCGGTGATGACGCCGGCGTCGATCAGCTCCTGCTTGCGCACCGCCCGGTTACCGCCGGCGACGAGCCCGCGGAGGATCTTTGCCGCGGCCTCGAGCCAGTCGCGCGTGCGCTTGCTCGCCTCGGATGGTACGGGAGGCAGCTCGGCCATCACTGCAGCTCCGTGACGGACTCCGCCAGGCCGATCGTGCGGATGCGGGCGGTCGTCTCAACCTCAACCTCCCACTCCTTGAACCGGCCTTTCTTCGGCAGGCGGAAGGCATAGTCGTTGGTGACGCGCTTCTCGTAGAACAGCGCGCCGTCTGCATAGATGCGGACCACGACGTTGTCGTAGTCGTCGGCACGCACGCGGCAGGCCGAGAACGCGACGTGGTTGCCGAGGCGCACGCGCTTCGACTTCCAGGTCGCGGCCCTGATGCCGGTCCCGGAGCGCCAGGACCAAAGGTTGTTGTCCGAGTCGAGCAGGTACAGGCGGTCGGTGGCGATGTCGCGGTAGCCCAGCGGATACCAGTCGTCGGTCGTCAGGATGCCGGCGTCCGCCTGCTTCGGGTCGAAGATGATCCCGCCCTTGTTGTTGGCGTCGACGTACCAGAAGGCGACGTAGCGGCCCTCAAACTCGTAGGCGTGCATGCTCTCCGGGTTCAGGGCATCCCACTCGCGCTTCGTGTAGACGGCGCTGCTCACCAGTTGCGCACCGCTGGCGGTCGCCATGACAAGCCCGTTCGGGCTGGCGTAGATAGCGCACCATCCCATGCTCACCATCGATTTCGCGGAGACGCAGGCCTCGTTGATCGGCAGTTCCTGGACGTATGCCGAGGCGTCGTCCTGCACGGTAATCATGGCCGGGCGGCCCTTGGTGCCGACGATCAGGTGGTAGTCGTAGTGCCCGATGGCGACCACGTCGTAGTTCATCGGGTAGGCGCTGGCCGTCGGCCAGGCATAGGGCAGGTACTGCTTCGAGATGCACACGTCGCGGTCGACGAATCCGGCGGCAATGCCGTTGGACATCAGCACCAGACCCTGCAGACCGTCGCGCGGCGGGTGGTAGGTGGTCGTCTCGAGCTCGTCCGTCAGTGCTGCGGCGTCGCGCGTGTCGTCGTAGGTCGACTCGGTGTATGGGATCTCGCCGACGAACAGGAAGGTGGTCGAGAACTCGCCGGAGACCGTCCGGTAGATGCGGATAGCGGTTATCTCGCGGTTGCTCGAGACGTCGCCTGGGATGTTCATGCCGCTCAGCGAGACCGTCGCGCCGCTGTGGGCGACCGAGACCATGTCGGAAACCGGCGACGGCGGGCCTTCCTCGCCGTGCGCTCCGACGAACGTGTAGACGTAGTACCGGACTTCCTCGTTCGGGTTGTCCGGCGGCGTGCCGGAGACGGCGCAGGTCGGCGCGACGGTCGGCGCCGGGATGCCGAGCTTCCAGTAGTTGACCGGGTACTGCAGACCGCCGGTGTAGGCCGCGGGCGCGTAGCTGTATGCGCACAGGCCTTCGTCGGTGAACCGCCTGTCGCCGCTCCAGTAGACTCGCTGGTTGGCCTCGTTGACCACCGGCGAGCCGATGACGTTGACGTCGTCGTGGAAGCGCAGCCAGTAGACCGTGCCGCCGACCCGGAACGGGTAGATCGCGGCGATGGTGTCGCCGAGCGTCAGCGCGCCGGCGTCCTCGGAGTCTGCAACCGGGATGATGTCGCCACTGCGCAGGTCGCAGTCCGCGGCCTTCTGCGCATGCCCTTCAGGGAGTAGGGCCTCGGAAAGCCGTGGGACGGTGCCGCGGAAGGCCGAAAAGCCGATTTTCATGGCGGCGCCTCAGAAGTTGTTGACCCTTACCCTGTTCCGGCGCCGCGTGGTGAAGTTGTCGCGCGAGTTGGCCAGCGCGACGCCCGCCTCGAACGCCGGCAGCTTCAGCGCGGCCAGGTTGGGCTCGTACCAGTCCTTGCCCGGCATCATGCGCAGGCGGTAGATGGCGCCGGCGGCGATTGCCTCTCGATAGTCCTGGTAGACGTTGTCGCCGATCTCGGTGCCGTCCTGCAGCGGCTTGAGCGCGACGGTGCCGGTGATGGCCACTCCCTCGGGCGGCAGGCGGTCAAGCAGGATGATGCCGTTGTCGCGCAGGACGTAATTGCGCGGCGTGCCTTCCTTGGTCCGCCAGCCGGGCTCGTTCTCGTCGAGCCAGTCCATCGACTTCTCGGTCAGCGGCAGGCCGGCGTAGGACAGCGACCGGATGCTCAGGACGCGGGATCCCGTCGGGACGGTCAACGTGTATTGGGCAACGCGCGCGTCGTCGTCATCGAGCGCGGTGTTGAACGAGGCTAACTCGTAGCGCCACGCACGGGTGCGCTCGCAGAACTCAATGGCGGCTTGCCGGATGGCGTCGAGCATCATGGCGCGCGGCGCGCCGGCGACATCAGCCTGTACGGCCGGGATCCACGCGATCAGCTCGGTCGCCATGCGTCATGCCCCCGTCTTCGGCGCTGCCGCCACGTCGGCCTGTACCTTGGCGCCGAGCAGGCGGAAGAAGGTGTTGAGGCGCTCGCGCGCCTGAACGTAGTTGGGCGATTGCTCGTCGTCACCGCCCCAGGCGCGGTACAGCATCCACTCGCGCAGGGCCGGCGAGTAGACGGCGTCGACCGGCAGGTCCGTCGTCCGCGGCGTCGTCACCGACTGCGGCGACACGGCGTAGGTCATCAGGACGGACGTGGTCGTGCCGCCTACGCCAGGGTCGACGTAGAACTCGCGCGGGACGAGCGGGTCGTAGAAATACTCGTAGACCGCCCCGGTCCCGGTGGTCGTGTGCCAGGTCGGGTCGATGGCGTCCTTGGCCTGCAGGTCGCCTTTCGCAACCGGGCGGCCCGGCGTTGCGCCGTTGGTTCCCATGTTGCGGACGATCTTGATGAGCCGGATGCCGGTGGCCGGCAATTCCTGCCGCGTGCCGGCGGCAAGCTCAACGGTTTCGGTGATGGTCGACGTGTCAGGACGTACCGATGCGAGCGCCTGCAGCGCGTCGTTGAAGTACGCGAGGAGGTCATCGCTGCTCCAGCGGACCTCCTCGGGGTCGTTCAGTTCGGCGCGGGCCGAATCGATGACGTCCTGGCACTTCATCGGTTACACCGGCGCGTCTTCTTCCGCGTCCTTCAGCGCTTCGGCCTTTTCTGCGGCCTGGGCGTTGGCGACAAGCTGCATCACTTCGCGCAGCAGCTCGACGGCGGAGTGCTTCGGGTAGGCGGCAAGCAGGTCGTCGTGGAGCTCCTGCTGCTTGGCGTACCGGCCGAGCATGTCCTTGCTGAAGGTGGAGAAGCCGAGATGCTTCTCGGCCAGCAGCTTGATGGCCTTGTTGTCGATGGACTTCGCATCGAGGAAGTTCTTGCCGGCGAGCGGAAACTCGGCGTCCAGTTCTTCCGCCAGCGGGTCGGACGGCGGGGCCTCGGGCTCATTCTTGGTCTCGTCGTCTGCCCGGTAGTAGGCCTCGTTGATCGCAAGGAACCGTTCCGCATGCGCGGGGTTCTCGACCTCGCACGAGTGCTGGCTGTCGGGGTCGGCCGGGTCTTCCGGCTTGAAGTGGTACTGCACCTTGCCGAAGTCGACCTTGGTGCCGCCCTGGCGCTTGAGCTTGCAGACGATCTTCATGGTTTCAGCTCCTGCTGAGTGATCGAAAAAGACGGGGGGTGGTCTTCACCCCCCGATAGCACGCTTGCTCTGCCCCGAATTACCGTTCGCGGTTGCTGGCCTTCGGACGCGAGAGCAGCACCGCGGTCACCTTACCGGGAGTGGCCGGAGCCACGCCGAGCGTCGTCACCTTGATGCCGACCTTGCGGTCGTGGTCAGCCGCCGCGATGCGCGTGAAGCCGGCAGCGTTCGCGCGGGCGATGCCGCCGGCCTGGCCGGTCGTGTAACCCGTACCGAAGGCGTCCGAGTCGTCGTCACCCGCGTCGTCGTTGCCCACGAAACCGGCTTCCACGACGAGCGACGTGCCCGAATCGCAGTCGCCGAAGTCGAGGATCAGGTCGACCGGGACGTGGTTGGCCGGCAGGATCGTGCAGACGCCGATGTCGCCGACCGCGATGGTCGTCGATGCGGTGCCAAAGGCACTGATCGTCCCCGAGTTGGGTACGGTGTCGTCGGCGCCGCTGCCGGTGATGGCGATCTCGTCGATGTTGGTTGCGCTGTAGGTGGTCATGTTCTCTTCTCCTGGATGTCTGTGGCTCGGTGACCGCCCCGATTACGGGGCAGCCGCTGCCGAGTCGATGGAGAGCTGGCCGGTGTCACGGCTGTTAGAGCGGCACTTCTTGACCCCGAACATGATGCGGCCCGTGATGATCGGGTTCGCGCCACGGTTCTCGAGGTCTTCGCGCCACTCGGCCATGTAGCCGTTGCCGACGTCGCCGTAGGCAATCACCAGCGCCTGCTGGCCAAGAAGCACCGCACGCGCGGCAGCGACGTTGCCGCCGGCGCCGTAGTCGCTGAAGCGGATGACGTTCTTGGAGCCGCGGATGATGATGCCGGCGTGCATGGCCTCGGCACCCGAGAAGATGGCGTTCTTCTCGCCCTGCACCTGCGCCAGGTTCTTCTGCAGGTCCAGCCACTTGCCCTCGCCGGTCGCCGTGCGCAGCTTGTGGAGCTGCCACTCGTGGACCATCAGGACGTAGCAGGACTTGCCGCCAACCATGATCGGCTGGATCTCCGGCAGGTCACTGGCGTTGCCGCCGGTGGTGCGGGCCGTCGTGCGCGCCTTCTCTACCGCCGTCAGGTCGAAGTAGTCGTTCGACGCCAGCGAGGCCTTGCTGGTCGCCGCGCCTGCGTAGATCAGGTGCGCGGAGTCCGGGGCCTCGAAGGCATTGCCCGCATGACCGGCGTAGTCGGTGCGGAAGTGGAAGTCGCTGTTCACGCCGCGCGCGCCGGCCGCGTACATGTGGAGCTGCTGGTCCATGATGTCGGCGAAGTAGCGGCTGAGCTGCTTCTTGCCGTACATGCGCAGGTCCAGCGCGGTGCGCTTGCGGGTCATCAGGCCGCCGCAATCGACGGACTTGGCCTGCAGGTCGACGTACACCGTGTCGGTGTAGGTCGACAGGTCGGCCTCGGTGCCCTCGAGACGGTCGTCGCCGTAGACGGGCTCACCCTGGATCGGGATGCCCAGGTTGACGAGCACCGAATCGCCCGGACCCTGCTTCAGGTCGGTCAGTTCGATGACGGGGGCGTCGGAATCCTCGCCCTTGCCGATGAGCGGTTTCCATTCGCTCTTGCCCTTGGTGTCGTGCAGGAGGCCTGCCGACCATTTCTTGACGGCTCGCGCGTTACCGCGACCGATGCGTGTTTCTGCCATGAGTGTCACCTCGCACTTGTTGTGTGATGTGGCACTCCTGCGCCTTGCTTACCGACTCGCCGCGGACGATTTTCACGTCCGTCGGCGCTTCGATTCTCAGCCGGACGCGGGTCCGGCCCTTTTTCTCTTGAATCTCGATCACCGCCTGTCCGACGGTGATCGTTTCTCCAACCTCGAGCTCGGCAATCAGCGCCATCAGGCCTCCGACAGATACCGGCTGCGCTGCTCGGGCGTCAGCTTGGCGAAGGCTCGGTCGTACTCGACGCCGGACAGGCGATCGAGATGCGCAAACTCCCCGCTGTCGCGGCTGCCGTCGTCGGCGCTCGACATATCGTCAAGTCCGGGCGGGATGGTGGCCGGCTTCTTCGGCCCCTTGCCGCCGGCCGCCTTCGTGACGTCGATGCCGAGGCCTTCGCCGATCTGCTTCAGCACGTTGGCCTTTGCCTCTGCCAGGCGCTCAGCGAAACTCAGGTGCTGCTTGCCCTTGTCGGCGTGGATCTTGCGGACCTCGGCGTCCAGCGCGGCGTTCAGTGGGGCGCCATCGCGGAACATCTTGTTGGCGTCGTCGGTCATGAAGGCCTCGACGGCGCCGGACCAGCGCGCCTCTACCGATTCGCGGTACAGGTTCGCCCGGCTGATGATCTCGCGCTGCTCGAGGATGTCGTCGTTGATCGCGTCAAGCTGGGCGTCCAGATCGTCGCGCTCCAGTTCGCCCTCGGCGTACTTCTTTCGGAGTTCGGTGCGCTTGGCCTTGAGCTCGTCGATCTTCTTGATGGCCTCGGCGTCGTCGACCGGCGTCAGCAGCTCTTCTTCCCGCCGCCCTTGCCGCCCTTGCCCTTGCTGCCCGTCTTCTTCGTCGGCTGCTTCTTCATCGCTTTTCCCCTTGGCTTCGTCATCGCTAGCGGAACCGCCGGCAGTGTCATCTCCGGCGTCATCCGCGGAATCATCGGTATCGCCGGCGTCATCGGTGCCTTCGCCGAGAATCTCTTTCTCAAGCTCCGCCAGGAGGGCGGCTTCTTCGTCGGCGTTCGGTTCTGCACGTTCGGTCATTGGTTTCCTCGCTCCTGCGACTCAGGCTGCTTGTCCGGGTTGTTGCGGGGGTGTCCCCGTAGCCTGAACGGTTGCCGGTTGCCGTTGGTCAGGCAAGCCATTTGCAGCCGGGTTCAGCAGGGAATCGATCGACCGGAGAATGTCGTCGGCGGCGCGCGCGAGGGTCGGATTCCCTGCGACATCGCCGGCCGCGGCAATGGACGTCGACAACGCCTTGACCTTCTCGCTGAGCGCACGGACCTCGGCCAGGGCAGCGTCTGCCTTGGCCTTGCGCAGTTCGGCGTCGGTCATGGCCATCTGCAGCGCGTTGCGCTGGCGCTCGGCTTCCTGCTCGGCCTGCGCCTCTTCCGGCGTGGCGTCAGGGTTCGGGATACCGGTCGCCTTGCGGATCTCCTTGACCATCTCGTCTTTCTTCGGCAGGTCCAGGAGCTCGATGCCGATGATGGTGAGCAGCATGGCCTGCTGCGGCGGCAGGGTCCCGGCCACCCGGAAGATTTCCGCGGCCGAGGCAGCCCGGATGCTGTGGTTCCAGTCCTGCTCGGCGACGATGAAGTCGGCGGACTGGGCCGTGATGTCGGTCTCCGGCGTGCCGTCGTTGACGACAAAGAACTCGTCCTTGTTACGCTCGCCGGTGATGCGGAGCTGCATCTTCTCGGTCATGAACTGCTCGATCAGTGACAGCCCGACCTTGCCTTCCACGATCTTGGCGATGCGGTGGTTGTCGTACAGGGTGAAGGTGGTAACCGTCCCCTGCTCCTGGCGTGCCTTGATGGCGACGCCGGTGGTGGCGTTCGTCGATAGCCCCAGGTTCTCGCCGGTGACTCCGGCGTTCATGCGGATGTAGGCAGAGTCCCGGTCGGCGAACTCGAGCTGCCCTCTGGCAATCTCGCCGTTCTCGATCAGCTTGAACCGCTCCATGGCGCCGTGAGCCAGCTCGATGGCGCTGTCGGTGCGCGCGAGCTCGTCGAAAACCTTGTCCGGGTCTTCGATGGCGCCCTTCTCGTAGATCACCCGGATCGTGTTCAGGGCGTACTGCGCCTTGGAGATCCGCTTGTTCATGTCCGACTGCGGGTCACGAAGCTGACGGATCACCCCGTAGACCATGCCGTCGCGCTTGCGCCGGTAGGCGATGCGGCGGATGTAGGGGAATCGGTCGTGCTTGTACGGGCTGGGCTGGTCGTAGATCAGCAGGTTGTCGGCCCACAAGGAGACGCGGACGACCTTCTTGATGGTGTCGACCACATAGCCGGTGCCGGCCGCGATGATGCCGGCGTGCTCGAAGCTGCCCTTGTCGTAGGCGACCCCGTCGAACCGGGGATCATCGCTGCGCAGGACCTTGACCTTCTCCGGCTTGCGATACCAGGTCTCGTTGAGCCGGACCACCTGCCGGATGCCGTGGGTCGACGAGAACATCCCGCCGTTGTTCTCGAACTCCTGCTCGAGCACACCGTCAATGTCGTCGGTCAGCAGGGCGGAGTCGGCGTCTTGGGCCGTTGCCGTGAGGGCGGCCTCGTGCTGCGGGAACAGTGATACCGACTCGTCCAGGTCGACGTAGCGGCTGCGGTGCAGGTACTTCATGCCCTGCCCGTCGTAACTCCGGTCACGGGAGTCGGGCCAGAACTCGCGCCAACTACAGTGCTGGTGGACGATCTCCGGCCGACCGCGGTCGTTGGTGCGGACGGCGAAGCGGGTCCAGCCATCCCCGGATCGAACAGCATCAGCGAACGCCAGGGACTGCTGGTACTCGCTCTGGTTGATGTCGGAGACGTACTTGAACAGCTTGGTCTTGGCCAGGGCGGGCTTGACGTCGTCCTCGGCGCGCGGGGCGATGCGCCAGTCAGTGCGCAGGCGCTTCTCGGTGCCGATGATCCACTCGATGACCGGCTTGCACTCGTTGTAGGTCAGGCAGGGCTGGCCGCGGTCGTCGAGTTCCTGTCGCTCCTCTGCGGTCCACTGGATACCGTCCTCGAAGTCCTCGTCGATGGCCCGCTCGATGCGGTTCTCGGCCTGCTTGGACCGCTCGAAGTCGAACGTGTCGGCCAGCCAGCGAAGGTGCCGGTCGTTCGCCGAGTCCTTGCTGGCGCCCTTGGGGGCATCCGGTCCTGCCGAGGTTTCGCGCGCCTGCATGGTCAATGCCTCGTGCTGCCGGCGTCGACAAGGACCTTGCCGTCCCCGGTTTCGATGCTGACGTTGAACTGCTCGAGGAGACGCTGCATGCCGGCGTCAAGGCCGCGGCGCTCGTCCTCGGGAGCGAAGGCGAACAGCCTGGGAAGGTGGGTGATGATGACGTCGAGGCACATGTGGGCCTCGCCCTTGCTGTGGTACGGGCCGAACAGCATGGTGGCGCAGAGACGGGCTTTCTCGTCCAGCCGGTCGCGCTCGTTGTATTGCCAGGCCGAAGACAGCGGGATCATGAACGAGCGCCCGCCACCGGACAGCGTCTTGCGGCCGACGATGAGGGTCGGCTGCTCGTGGGCGTCATCGACGCCGACATTGGCGATGAACACGGCCATCCGTGGGTCTTGCTTGACCTCGTATCGGAGAACCTTCTTTCCGAGCTCGACGCCCGGCAGTGCGGTGATCGGTTGCTGGTTCATGCGACCTTCCAGTTGCGCGCCGGCCGGCGACGGCGTTGCTTGGCGTTCGTCGCCTCGGCCCTGAGCAGGTGATAGACCTGCCCGAACTGGCGGAAGGCGTCGGCGCCGTTGCTGTGTGTATCGTGGTACGGCTGGTTAGACCACATGCCCTGTTGCCGAAGCCACGTCTTGCGGTACATCTCGAGGTGGACGATGCCTTCCTTGCAGCCGGTCTCGTCGATGTAGCAGGTGGCGAAGGCGTCGCGGGTCGGCATGATCCCGTGCAGGTAGACGTCGTCGGTCTTGTCCACGACGTAGGTGTTCTGCAGCCCCAGCTCGTTGAGGATCCTCTCGACGGTCGTGATCCGGTTGGCCTCCTGGCGCTCGTTCGCGGCGTCGTGCGGCAGGTAGTGCGTGCCGAGAACCCAGCCGGTGGCCCTGATGACCGAGACGAAATGTGCCCAGTTCTGGTCTGGCGCCTCGTAATACTTCAGGAACCGGTCCTGCAGGCCGATGCGCTGGTGGAACCAGATGGCGGTGGCGTCCCTCTTGCCGATGTCCCAAAACGTGTTGACCGGATAGCGCGGGTCGTAGGGGACGCGGCCGATTCGCCCCTCTTTCCGGGCAAGGGCAAGCTGCTGCGTGTAGTAGCAGCCCTCGGTCGACACCTGGAATGCCTCCTCCTCGGTCGACGGGAACTCCTGCCACATGCGCTCGTGGTTGTTGCGGAAGTCGTTGTCGCGGGTGGCGATGTACCAGGCGCGCTGCGCGGGGTCGATGGTCTTGCCGGTTGCCGCCTCGACCTTGGCGAAATACTCGCGGTCGACCTCGCTGATGGCCACGCCGGCCGGGTCCATGCGGTAGTTGGGGTCATCGTGCCACGGGAAGAAGTGCATGCGGTAGTCCCTCGGGGTGAGCTCCTTGCCGGACTGGCGGACGGCCATGGCCCGCTGGCACAGCTCGTAGAAATCGCCGTCTCGCCCCTCAGCCGTCGATTCGACGATCAGCACTCCGGTCTGCGGGACGGTCGGTATGGATCCGGTCATGACCTCCTTGGCCTTGATCGGCGCCTCCGCGGCGATCTTGCCGAGCTCGGAGATGTGCAGGCGGTGGTAGGTGCCCGAGCGCATGCTCGTGCCGACCCGGATCACGCTGTTGTTCGAGAAGTGCAGTTCGGACGCGCTGTCCTTGATGAGCGGCCTGGCGGCCTTGATGTCGTCAGGCAGGCGGTCGTAGGCGAACTTGACCTTGTCCCGGAAGATCGCCTCGGCTGATTCGCGGTTGTGGGCGATGATCCCGCAGCGCATGTTATCTACGAACAGCGCGCAGTCCAGCCACAGCAGGCAGACGAGAGTCGTGAATCCAAGTTGTCTTGCCTTAAGCAAAACATTGCGGTGCCAGATCCGGGCGATGAAACGCCGCTGAGCCCGGTTCGGCTTGAACTTGACGACCAGGTCGTCTTCGCCGTCGTCGCCCTTGACCATGATCCAGTAGAGGTTGGACAGCCTCCACAAGGGGTCTTCCATGCAGGCCTGGAGCTCGTCCGCGTTGGTCGGGACGGTTTCAGGCGTCACCGCGAAGGCCATCGATCAGGCCTCGTCGTCGTCCTGCGGCGGATTAGCCACCGGCACGAACGTCTTGCCGGCGATGGCGCCCAGCAGGTTCTCGATGGGGTTGCCCTTCTGCAGGCCGTGGTCCACCTGCTGCCGGTCCCCGTAGCGCTTGGGGTCCCACTTGGCCAGCAGCTTGAGGTCGGTGTCGACGATCAGCTTGTCCCGCTGGACGTCATTGGTGGAGTCACCATTCCCTCGGGCGGTCTCCCGTGCCCGCTTGGCGATGGCGTCATAGCCTCGCGCGCGCGCACGCGCGATCTCCCGAGCAACCTTTCCTGACTTGTCTGCGTCTGCCCAATCCCGAACAGTGTCATCACAAGGCATGTGGTCATCGCCACAGATAACGGTCAGCGGCTCCCCGGTAGAGAGTCGCTGGCATATCTCCTTGAGGAGTTTGTCGGTATAGAGGGATGGCCTGCCGCCCTTGTTCTTGGGCGTGGTGGAACCCTTCTCCGACTTCTTGGTCTTCTTGCCTGCCATGGGTTATGGCTCCTCCTGCCCTTGGGTGATCGCGTCCTCGGCGTAGGCCAGGACTGCGAAGTAGGCGAAGGCGATCCCGGCGCCAATGGCGCATGCGGTCTTCCCGGCGTACCGCAGGGCGTCGATGGCGCGGAGGGCGATGGTCTTCACGCGGCCTCCTGTCGGCGCAGGTGCTGCGGCTCGACGTAGAAGTCCATGCCGTCGTTATCGACCTTGACGAGGCAGTGGGGATTCTCGATGAGGCGGTCAAGGTAGATGGCCGCATGGTTGACCGTGAAGACGACGGTACCGGCAGCCCCCTCGTACTCTTGGCCGACCAGGTTGGCGACGTTGACGAGGGTTACGCGGTCGCCGGCTGCGAATCCGGTCATGGCTGGCCCTCCGGGGTTGGGGTGCCGGATCGGTGTGCCGGCCTGCCTTGGTCCGCGGCGAGGATCTTGGCTGCCACGGACTGCCATAGGGCCTGCCCGCCTACGACAAGGGCGCCGGCAAGCAGCAGGTTGATGATGGTCTTGCGGACTGCGCTCCAGTTGTCCTCGCGCTCCTTGAGCTGCAGGCGCAGGTAGGCCCAGTGCTCGGGCTTGATCTCCTGTTGGGCGAAGAAGGCGTTGATGCCGCGCGTGACGGCGGCCTCGATGCGGACGGTGTCCTCTTCCCTGGCCTTGTTCACGGCTTCCCAGGCCGCGCGCTCTGCAATGAGCTTGATGTGATCGGGATCCACGTCTGTCACCAACTCCATCCGGCTGCCACGGTGGGCAGCAGTTGACCTGCGTCGTGTGTCAGCCCGGCGCCGAGCGTGATCCGGCCTATGTCGCGCAGGAAGGTCAGGGAGTGCAGGTCTTCCTGCGGCTCGAGGACGGCGACCAGGTGGTTGCGCATGGCGACCTTGGTCTTGCCCATGGGGATGTCGCGGAAGGCGAGGAAGTCGCCGGTGTCTGTCCTGCCGGTGACGCGGGTCGTGCCGTCGGGCATCTCGAGGACGTCCAGGCGGACGTTGATCGGCGGGCAGGTGAAGTCTTCGGCGGTTGGGCAGTCCACCCTAGGTAGGGTGGAATTCACCCTAGGTAGGGTGGAGTTTCCGGCTGGATGTGATAGCGGGCGCGGGATCGGCTTGCCGGGCTGGATGGTGACCTCTTCGGTGCGGGTGACGCGGGATCCTGCCGGCCGGGCCGGTGCCGGAAGGCTGGGCTTGGCCTGCGGGGCGCGCTCGGCAAGGACCGAACCGTCGCCGTAGGTCACCGAGGCCCGCGGCGTCTCAACGGCGTATCCGGCCGGCTCTCCGCGGGCAGTCCAGCCTGCGAACGCCCCGAGTGCCAAGGCGCATATCACCTCCATCAGGCATGCGCGCGTCATGCGGCGCCGTTCCGCTTGCGCCGTGCCCGTCCGTGGGCCGATAAGGTTCCCTCAAGCTCAGGCCAGCGGGAGTAGATCATGGCCGTTGCCGCCTTGTAGAGCATCGGCCCGCTGATCCCGACGACCATGCCGAGCCAGAGTTCGTACTTGTCGTGTCCCATCTGGTACAGGATCGCGCAGGTCGGGATGGCGCCAGTGGCCATGGCGATGGCGTTGGTGGCGCCGCGGCGGCTGACGTCGTCCCACCGCACCGGCAGGTACATCTTCGCCCACTGGGTCGCGGAGACCTGGATCAGCAGGCCTGCGACGAACGGGAACCAGAGGGAGGCGAGGAACCAGTCGAACCAGCCGGCGTCGGTTAGCATGGCGTCAGTTCACCAAGGTCCAGTCTTCGGCCAGCATGTCGGATTGCGATGCGAGCCATCCGGGCTGATGCTTGCCTTGGGCGGTAATCATCACAACGCACGGCTCAAGGTAATCAACCGGGCAAGGGAACTCCGTGGCCATGCGTTCCATGAGATACAGGCTCATCCCCTTCCCGTTCCAGCCGGCGCGAGCGACCCGCTTGCCGGCCTTGAGCATCGCCAGTGCGTCGCCGAAGGTCATGCTGGCGGCCGGCCGGTACACGCGCCCGAACACGTCGGCCGGACTCCAGGATACGTAGCTGGAGAATCTGGAGACGTTGGCCTTGTTGTCTTCCAGATATTCGACGAGGAATCCCGCGTCAGCCGGGTTCTCATCGGCCGGGACTTCCCAGCCGCGAAAGGCGTTGTAGGCGCCGCGGGTCATGAATTGGGCGTGGATGATCTTGGTGCCGATGTAGGTCTTCATGGCTGCGCCCCCTCGGCGCCAAGGCGCATGCTCAGGTCTTCATCGGTCAGCGGCCTGCCAGTCAGCCGGCCGGCCGCGATGTCGTTCTTGAGTGCGTATCCCATCAGCGGCCAGACCTTGTTGATGGCGTTCTGTCGGGCGATTTTCCGGCCGAGCTCGGCGTCGAAGTTCTCCGGGCTGGCGCAGGCCGACTCCCCGGTGACGGTGAAGCCGTTGCGAAGGATCAGGGTGCAGAAGGTCAGCAGGTCGAGCGGCGATAGATCGCCGGGGGTGCAGGCCTCGCGCCCGACATAGGTCTGTCGTTCGATTGCTCCGTGACGGCCGTCGCTGGCAGTGAAATAAATCTCACTGGCGATGTTCGCCTCTATGTCCGCCGGCGTGATGCGCGGCGCCGTCAGGCCCTTGTCCTGGATTTCCTGCTCGATCTCGTTGTCGTTCATGTGGCTCATGCCTCGTTGGTTGAAACGTCGCAGTCTCCGGCGCACACCGGGAGGACTGCGATGGTGGGAATTGCCATGCCGGGAGGCAGGCGGTAGCCGAGCACGCGGTCTCGGGTGAAAGCGCTGTAGCGGACGCCGTCGCGCTGGTTGGCACCGAGCACGCGCAGGTTGCCGTTGGCGTACTGGCCGTCGATCACGCCGATGTGGCCCTGCTTCGGGCCTCGCTCGAAAATCACGAAGGCGCCGACAGTGGGGAAGTCGATCTTGGTGCCCCACTCGAGCCACGCGCGGGCGCTGGCGTAGTTCTTCGGAAACGGGATTCCGGCCTCTCGGCAGAACGTCGCGGCTCCCATGCCACACCACGGGAGTTTGCTGTCGTCTCCCTTGCCCACTTCGGTCCAGTACCACTTGCCGCCCGGCAGGGCGTACCACATGGCCTGGATGCGCGCGTTGAATCCCGGCCCAGGCACTTCCTGCAGGCCGATGTACGAGCGGGCGATGGCGAGATGGGCCGGGATCTGCATGCAATGTTCCCTGTCTGATCCCTGATGGTGTTTCATCACTTGTGGTCAGGAAACAGCCGTCGGACGCCACAGCTTGTTGAGCATCCGCGCCAGCAGTGTCTGCTTCGCCTCCTCCTCGTCCTTGTCGGGCTTCCTGAGCGACGGATCGCGCAGTCGCTCTCGCTGTTTCCGTGCCCAGCAGTGACGGCAGACGTGCCGGCGGTGAGTCCCATTGCGCACGAACGAATCCAGCGGAAGGTATGGGTGGCCGACGTGCATCGGGTCGCGGCACTCCCTGAGCTCGATCTCAGGCCATGTAATTTCGGTCTGTCGCGGGTCCGACGGCCGCGGCCTGATCCTTCGCCTCGCGGTAAATGCGGCGCATGTCCTCCTTGAGCTTGTCTGCTGCCTTCTTGCCACGATGCTTTTCGACGCGCGCGAGAACATCTCTAACTGCGTCGGGATCCCCGCCGGTCTGCTTGAGCCAGAACCTCGCCTCACATTCCGCGCGGTGCTTTTCCGTGGCTTCATCGAGCTGGAACCTCATCTGTCCGCGTCTCGATGGGTTGCGCCGATGATGCGCAGGGCATCCTCTGGCCACTCGGCGATAGCAACCTGGCCGCGCCAGTTGCCGTGCCAGCGCTCCTGATCCGGCGTGAGTTTCCGGGAGCTCGGTGGCTTGCGTCCGTCCTTGACCTCGATCAGGTAGTTGGCGCCCCGATACCCGACCAGCAGGTCTGTGACGCCATCGCCGACGGCATGCAGCGGCTGCACTGATGCGCCGACCATGCGCAGGGTTTCAACGATCTCGCCTTGGTTGGCGTCGGTCTTGGCTGCACGCCTCACGGGGCCAGCCTCTCGATGGTCATGGCCACGAGGTCGATCTCCTCGAGCTTGGCCAGCTTGAGGAGCGTCCTGTCTCCGTGGATCCCGAGCGGCCCTTGGTGGCACTCCTTGCACAGCGCTGCCGCCATGAAGTCGCTGGAGCGCTGCGCCATGCCCTGCCCGTGGCGCATGTGATGCGCGTCGGTCGGAGACTGCTGCGACTGGCCTAGTGCTGAACACAGGACGCAAGGGCAGGCCTTGACGCGGCCGAGCCAGCGGGAGGCCTTCGATGTCCTCATGTTTCGCTCACCGGCATCAGGTCGACCATGGATTCGATGGCGTGCTCGTCGAGCGTTGGCCAGTACGTTGCGATCAGGTACGCGCAGATCCCTTTCCAGAACGTGTGGAACTCGCCCTCGTCCATCTCATCGAAGGCAAGGCTGCGCGGTTCGCTTCTGGTCAGGCTCCCAAGGCCGGCGATCTGGTAGACGACCGGCTCGCACATTACACCGC